CCAGTGCGGCGTAATGCCCGGCGAAGAGGATAAGGTGCTGCACAGCATCCTCCGCCAAGTCATCTTTGATCGCAAATTCCTGGCCTGCGTTGATTCCGGTGCTGGGCTCAAGAATGCCGAATTTGCGGCCTTTGTCGCGCTGGACAACTGGGAGACGCGCGAAGATGACAACGCGCCAGGCAAATTCGTCGGATGGCGCTGCGCAAACCTTCTGATGAAATTCGGCTTCCCGGCTGGAAACCTTATGGGAGGATTCGTTAGCGCACTAAACGAATACCGTGATCTGCGCCTGAAGATCGAAGGCGTGATGCTGGCCAGCAAATTGGAGTCCTGACATGACCATAAAGCCTGATCAAAAGCCGTCCTACAGCCTCGTGCCGACCAAGGCGACGACCGACATGGTGCACGCCGGCATCGGCCACGCGCACGGCATCAGCTACGCGTCGGCCTGCGGCATCATCGAACGGGCCATAGCAGCAGCGCCGGAGGTCTTCCCTACCAAGCGGGCCGATCTGGACGAAATCGTGCGCCTTGCCCAAAAGCGTGGCGCCTCGGTGCTATTCCTCGTGGAACCGGACGCGCCGGGAATCGACGGCGTGCTGGCTGCCGAGCACACCAGAAGCTTGCTGGCGGAAGTCTATGAGTTGCGCCGGGAGAATGACCAGCTGCGCGCTGGCGTAGAAGGCACAGTGCCGGCCCACAAGTTCAACGGCCTGGTTCAGCACTGTAAGATGCTGGAGGATCGAGTGGCCAGTCTAAGTCGCGAGCTCAACCAAGTTCGCTACTACGAAGCCGGCAACACCTGGTTCTGGGAGCGCGAAGGTGAGAACAACCTGGACTCGTTGGCCTGCCCAATCGTCATCCAAGCGGAGGACTTGCGGGAGTTGCTGGCGACGTCCGTGGCTCCTGAGTTGGAGCGGGCCATCAGCGAGATGGCCAAAGAGCCGGAGTTGAGTCGCGCGCCCGTTGAAGTGGCCTCGAAAATTCTGGAATTCACGTACTGCAACTATCGCGGGGAATGGTCACGGCGCAAGGTCGTGCCGCGCCTGATGACGTTCAAGTCCACTGAGTTCCACCCGGAGCCGCAATGGTTGCTGCAGGCGTTTGATGTGGATCGGGATGACGTCCGCCACTTCGCCATGAAGGGCATGTACTTTGACGAAGATTGTGAACCGGCAGAGCAGCGACGTCTTGTCCGCGAATTGGATGTCGTCCTCAACGGTGAGTTCGGTGCTGCCAAGCAGGCGAGTCTCTGCGATATCGTCGCGCAAGTCGTAAAACTTCTAGGAATGAGTGGCCTTCCGCACCTGCTGGCTGATTTCCCACCTGCCAATGCCTCGGACATCCAATCGGCCTTTGCCATTCAGGTGGAGAAGTCCATTTGTCAGTGGATCGGACGTCCATGGTCCGCAGAAGGGATTTCCATCGAGTCTCTGATCAAAGAGCTGGTCGATGCCATATGGACTCCGCGCCTGCCGTCCAATGTCCATATCGTCAAAGAGCATGGCGGGCACCCAGGTGTCAACTTGATCATCAATGGCCTACAAGACTTCCATCCATTCCACTCTGCAAATCCCCAGCAAGCCCGGCGCGCCAAGTTCCTCGCGGCGCTGGCAGGAATCGACATCAATGGCTAAGTCCAAATCCATCAGCGAGATGAGCGCCATCGAGCTTCTGTCGCACATCATTCAGAACCCGGAGTATCTGACCGATACCTATTACATCAAGGACCGGTGGGCCATCGAGGAACGCTATCAGAAGTTGCGCGACGAGGATTTGGACGATGGAAAGTAACAAGCCCCAGCGCCTCGCGACTGCCGAAGAGTTCCTGCGCCAGCTCCAGCACACCATCCCTGAGGCCGAACGTGTCATGGTCGGCTATGCGGAGGAGGCCACCGTGCAAACCGACGCGAGCGGGAAGAAGGTCAATGCTGGTTGGTGGCCGGTGCCGTGGAAGGACGGCAAATATGTGAACTCGCGCGCCAACTGCTATGCCTGCATTTCGTCCTCGGTGAAGACCCCGAACCCGCGAACCGGTGAGATGCGCTATTGGCGAGGCGAGACCAGCTTTGGCCACGGACTGGCCCTGATGGTGGACGATATCGGCGACGGCAAAGGCTCCAAGGGCGGACTCGGCCTGGACTTCTTTGAGCTCAGGCTGCCACCTACAGCCACCGTGGAGACGTCGCCAGGCAACTATCAGCTATGGTATTTCTTCGATGAGCCGGTGGACTCGCTGCTCCACTTCAAGGCACTGCTGAATTGCTTCGTGGCGAACGTGCTGAAGAAGGGCGGCGACAACACCATCAAGGACATTTCGCGCTTCGGGCGGATGCCCATCGGCTACAACAACAAGCGCGAAGGACCAGACGGCAAGCTGAAGTATGCGATGGAGGACGGCAAGCCGTTCCAGGTGCGCCTGGTCCACGCAGACTACTCGCGGCGCTACTCGCCCGAAGAGGTTGCCCGCCAGTTCGGCTTCTCCATCGTCCTGCCGCAGAAGCCGGCGCTGACCATCAACGAGGATGATTGGAAATTCGATCAAGTCTGGTTGAAGTATGCCGAGCGCATTTGCTCCAAGTTGCAGATGGGCGAAGGTTCGGGCGGCGAGGTTTCCATGAACATGTCCGGCAAATATCGCATCCGCTGTCCCTGGGGCGATGAGCACACCAACGGCGACCCGTTCGGCGCCTACTTCCGTGGGCCGATCCCTGGTGCAGAGCATGAGTATGTGTTCGGTTGCGGTCACGATACCTGCCGCAAACTCCACAAGCGTACCTGGGCCGTCTTCATCGACGAAATCGTTATACCTTACATGGCCGATGCGTTAGAATCGATCAACCGAAAAGCAGCAGGAATCTGAACATGAGCAAGACCGCAAGAATGTCCGTCAAAGTCGAAGTGGAGGTGGTCGTCGGCACATGGGATGCCAGTGCAACCTTCTCCAACCTCCGCGAGCAGATCAAACGCGAGGCCCTGGGCAAGTTGAAGCGCGCCATAGCCGGTGACAACGAGGTCGCCATCACCAAAGTCACTGGCTATGGCGCTGCCATTTTGGATTCCGCAGAATGATCGACGTCTACCTGGAAATCATCGTTCACCTCGTTATGTTCCTTCTCGGTGTGATGCTCGCCTGGCCGGAGCCGGGCAAGGGCGTCCATCGCTGGCACTTGGTGGCCGGCGCCACCGTCTGCTTTGGAGCCGTCCTGTTCGGTTGCTGGCGCCTGTTTGAGTATGCGACATGAGCACGTTCAACGCGCAAGAATTTGTGAAGTGGATAAAGGATGACCAAGTCCCTTTTCGCCCGGAGGATGAGTGGGAGGATAAATTCAGCGAGATTGACCACGTCGCCTCCGCGCGACGTCGCGAGGCTGCTGAAGCAAAGCGCCAGCGCCGGATCGAACGCAACCGAAAGAGGGAAGGAAAGTGAGCCGAGAGTTGCAGTTGATCCTCAAGGCAGGTGACCAGATCATCGCTACCGAGGATGCTTATTTTGACTACAACGAGGAAGTCAAGGCCAAGCGCCTCCTTTCGCAGCGCAAAGGCGACATCATCATGGTCAACAACCCGATGGTGACGCGCAACGCCAATGGCGTCATCACCAGCATCGGAGACAAGGTGAACGGCAACGGCATCTATGATGGAGGCAGAAGGCCCAAAGGCGAGCGCCCGAACAAGGGCCTTGGCTGCGGCTTGAAGGTCGGCACCTTTCGTATGGCGGAGTCGACCGACCCAGGTTACATGGCAACGCGCGAAGAGTGGCACGCCCATCTGCTGGCTGAGATCGACGGAATGCGCGCCAAGATCAAGGCCGAGCGCTTGAACTCCTTTGTGTCCGCCGCGCTGGCACTGGCGTCCTTTGGCCTTTGGCTTATGTTCTGAAACGAGAGGAAATTATGCCATATTCTGTCGAAGTAACATTCAAGCCGTTGTGCCCCAACTGCGGCAGCGAGCTGGGCTGCCCGGCCACCAAGTCACGCGACCCGATTCACCCGATTCACCGCGACAACCCGATGGAAAGGAAGGACCGCGAGGTGTTCGTTGAGGCTTGTCCGAAGTGCTACAACTATGTTGGCCATCTGAAGGACGTCCAGCCGGCGACCGACCTTCAACCATATTCCAACGAGACAGCGACCATAACCGATCCGTTTGAGCTGGGCGTTGCGTCCGGAAAGGCCGGACTGGAAGAGCACGACAACCCGTATTTCGGCGGCAAGGACGAAGGCACGACGGAACAGAAGCTGCGCTGGGAGGAAGGACGTCAGCAGGGCGAGCTGGAGCACCCTGGCCGTCTCCTTTCCCTTTGCGCGGAGGCGCTTGGCATCCTGTCTGGGCACGACCACCATGTCAATCTGATCCATCGCTACGGTGGCAACCCATGGCCAAAGATTGGCAGAATTCGCAAGGCTGCAGCATCCCACCCGCTAACCAATTCACCCACCAAGAAGAGCAGCAACTAATGGGCATTCGCAACAACATCAACCACATCGCCGTCGATACGCCAAACGCCAAAGGCTGGGCGCCGATCTTCTATAAGGGCCACCCGGTCGCTCGCATCCGCCTTGGCACCAAGGATATTGTCGCGATGGACCAGGACGCCAAGGCTCCCTGGATTCTGGAGTGCTTCCCGTATCCGGTCTGTGCTATCTGCGCCAACCACGAACTCGTCAAGCAGGAACTCGGTGCCCCGATGGCCTGCCGTAACTGCCTGAAGGTCCGTCTGGCGCGCACCACCTACCACAACCTTGGCAGCGCCGTCCTCCACGTCGTGCGCTACGTCAGCGCGCAAGAGGGCGCCTATGCCACGCAGTACGAACTGAAAACGCTGCTGAAATTCCTCCTCGGCAAGATGGACGAAGGCGAAGCGCGCATGCAGTTCCGTCTCGATTGGTTCACTATCCGGCGCGCGACTGAAGCCGGCCTGGCGATCACTACCAATGGACGTATCGAAGCGCCAGCCGAGCAGGTAGAATCGGCGGTCCAGGCTCAAGAATAGTTCGCCAAAGAACACTGAGCACGGAACTTTAATTGCCCTGGACGGTCGCGGGCGGGATAATAGCGACCCTTTCCCCTAGAAAACATGTGCTGCCAAATGTAGCGCATATCACCGCTGTAAGGAGTTCGAATGAACACAGAGGAACCGGGCGCCAGCAATGGCACTCACGATGATTCCGATATGTTCGACCTCTCGCTGATGACCGACGCTGGATTCAGTGAAGAGATGGAAGCCGCAGAAGAGGAAGCTGTACAGGTCGCGCTCAAGCTCAGCCATCGCGGCCACCGATCAGCGGTTGATGATGCTGAAATATACGCTGAGGCGAACCTCGCCAAACGCGCCAGACGCCTCGCCCAGTTCGTGATCTTCAAGCACTTCAAGAAGGCTTCAAAGGTCAAGGATGAAGACGTTGGCCCGCAACCCGATCCATCCTCATCGCTAAACATGTACCTGGCCTTTGACGCCCTCTTTGATAAGGGCAGCGGCCGTGTGCCATTCCCGCACGTCGATACCTTCCGAGGCCGGCACGTCGATCATCGCGGCGAGCCAATCGAGAAGTTGATGGACACCCGCGAGATCGAAGAGGCCATGGACGAAATTGGCCTGGTGAACCCGCGCCGGAAGATCGTCCAAGAGTGCTATGAGCAATGGGCGCTCACGCACTTCCACGACCCGATTCAACACTACATCAGGACCAAGACGCCCGACTGGGACGGCGTATCGCGCCTGGATGACTCGCTGATCAAATTGTTCCGCCCGAAGGACACGCCGCTGACCAGGCTGGTCAGTCGCTACTTCTGGTTGTCACTCTATCAACGCATCATGTTTCCTGGGACGCTGGCGCAACTCTCCATCGCGCTGATCGGCGCCCAGGATGCGGGCAAGTCGTATTTCTCTCTGCTCCTTTGCCGCACCTTGATGGGCCAGCCGGACGTCCTCCCGACGCTGCTGGACCTCGGGGCGAAGGACTACAAGGAATTTCTGCGCAACATCACCGGCCAGTCCATCATCGCCAACGTCGGTGAGATGACCGGTATGAAGCACGGCGACCTGAACCGCATCAAGGAATTTGTTGCCAAGCCCGCAGACCAGTTTGACTACAAGTTTTTGTCCTCCAAGACCAAGCAGCGGCAATGGATCACCATCATGGATGGCAACGGCTACGATGGCCTGCAGCGCGACGACACCGGCAACAGGCGATTCTATCCGCTGTTCGTGTACCAGACTGAGGACGTCGAAGGCAAGCCGGCCTGGGAGAAGGGCGTCCGCATTGACTACTCTGAGTTTGAGCAGGACATCTGGCAGATCATGGCCGAGTGCCGCGACTGGGTTGCCGCGAACGGCTTCGACGGCTGGCTGGCACTCACCAAAGAGGTTAACCAGGGCGTGTCCGCCTTCTCCGAGTCAGAAATGAATAGTGCTCGTGGCGTGATCCGTGACGAGACGGTGGAGGGCGCCATCAAGCAAGTGCTGGTGAATTGCGATGTGTTCGACGTCGCGCCTCGCGGCACCAGCAAAGGCAAGTTCTTCATTGAGACCATGAACATGCTGGTCATCTTTGATAAGCTCGCCAAGATCAAGACATTCCCGCGCGCCTTGACGCCTCACATGAAGGCCATGGGGTTCGAAGCGGCGCAGATCGGTTCGCGCGGCTGGGCGATGGACAAGGCCAAATTGATGGATTTGTATGGCATCGCGGAGCATGATTTGAGCGTCAGGGATATGCATCGCCACATCGCGGCGCACCACATCGATGAAGAGTTGGATGTGGCCGATTTGGATATGATGGTGACTCGTTGGAAAACGACCGAAAGCGAGCGCTTCTGAGTTTCTAGGGAATGGCTAGTGTGGCCAGGGGCGTCCTTCGGGGCGCCTTATTTTTGTCCGCTGATTTTTGGGTGTAGGAGCTATCCGATAAGTTGTTGTGTGGTTGGTTACTTGTTTGTGGTTGTTGGTTCGTGGTGTGTGTGCGCTTGCCGCGTTTGGTCTGACTGTAAAGTGTGGATTTAGTGTCGACAACCAGTGTAAAGAGTTATCGGATAGCTATCCGATATTTCTATCCGATAACTTTCGATGGGAAGGGTAGTTGCCGCGAGGGTGCGCCGGGTGTGGGTTGTAGAATCGAGCCGCGAAGTTTGCGGATAATCGGATAGCTTTTCGATTTTCGAACTTATTAAGAAATATATACGAACGACGCTAAACGTTAGCACGCAAACTAACACGTTTTCTCCTAACGGAATATATATGTATGTATATCCGATTATCCGATATATTTAGCGATATGAAATCCGAAACCCAGGCAGGGCGCGGCCTGCAGCCAACTCCAAACTTATCGGATGGCGCGGCCAGGCCTCAAATTCACATCGCATTAGCCGATAAGTTCCACGCAGCCCAGGCAGGGCGCGGCCTCCGCAATCGATCCACACAACCACAGCAATCAGCGGCCATGTACCACAAACCACGCATCAGCAACATTTGGGAGAGCAACACTGGCCAGATATACACCGCCAACATGCCCATAGACCACGCACACCGCGCGGCGGTATACTTCATTCAACCAACTTGCAAGTTGCAACTTCCGCAACTAGTCAAGTCAACTAACATACATATCCACAATTGCAACTAAGTGTGAGCCACGAAGATGTCTGACGATTATCTGCCAAACGCGAAAGACTTTGAAGACGAGAAGTTTGCGCTGATGAATACAGCATTCTTCGACAAATACATCAAGTTGCGTCTGGAGGGCGTCGGCTCCTATCGCGCATTTCGCCAGACCTTCGGTGACGATCTAATCGACGGTTTCACCACTTCTCGCATCTACGCGCTGGAGCGGAACCCGTATTTCACCAAGCACTTCAAGCAGCGTTTCGACGTCCTGAAGCCTGCGGATATGTGGTCGCCAAAGGTTTCCGTCTTCGAACTGCTCCAGATCGTTAAGGACGACATGAACAAGGCGACCAGCCGAATCTCGGCCATCAGAGAGTTGAACGTGCTCCTGGGCATCACAGTCATCGATGACCTCGGCAAGAGCAAGGTCAGCCGGTCGCTGGAGGATTTCTACAAGGAGAATGGCGATGCAATCCAAGACGCTGTCGCCGGAGGGGACCAGGGCGAAATCCCAGCCCCAAACCCCACCCATACGACCCATTAGACACACGGGCAGCCACTGCCTGGCCACGAACTGGGGCCAGGCTAGGCAAGGGTAGCGGGTCGCCCGACCGACCCACGGAAACGCCACCGCATTGGATCCACTCAGAGACGGAAACCGGAGCAAGGATATGGGAGCTTTAACGCAGATTTCGAAGGTCTTGGCGAGTGGCGACGATGGGTCGCTGCTCTTCGATTGCCCCGGTTGCGGGATGGCCCACCAGGTCATGACGGGCGCCGGCTCCGGACCTCGCTGGGGATACAATGGCAATGCGGAAGCGCCGACCTTTACGCCATCGATTCTGGTGCGCTGGCATCAGTGGGAGCCTCCAGCATACGATCTGGGGATGGCCGAGCGGATTCGCCGTGGCGAGATAACGCAGGTCAAGGTGGAGAAGGTTTGCCACTCCTTCGTGACCGATGGCCAAATCCAGTTCCTGGGCGACTGCACCCATGCTCTCGCTGGCCAGACGGTTCCGCTGAAGGAATGGGATTTGGACTGACGCGAAGGCCGGAAACGACAAAGGGCGCCCACCTGGAGCGCCCTTTTTGCTGCCTCGGATTTACTCCTTGTCGGCGTTGGCTTCGAAGGCGCGGAACTCGTACACGATGCCGTTGTGCTCGAAAGCCAGGGCGCCCTCCTCCTTCAGCTTCATGCGGAAGCGGATGTGCTTGGAATCCGGCAGGCCGAACTCTGCGAAGGCGGTGCGAACCGAACGGTGCTCTGTGGTCTTGCCGTTGACGGTGACGGTGACGTTATGGCGAGTCATCCGGGCAGCTGCCACCTCGGCATCGCCCCAGCTGGCAGCGATGGCTTTGCCGAGGTCTTTGGCCGGAGCGGTCTTGGCCTTCTCGCGCATCTGGCGCAGCTCGGCCAGTGCCTCTTCCTCGGTCACTTCTTCTTCCGGCTTGGCATCGGCAGCCGGGGCTTCTTCAGCCTTGGCTTTGGAAGCTTTGCGGGTCTTGTGGACCGGCAGATCGGTTTTGGCCACTTCCTCTTCTTCCGGCAGGGTGGCAACCAGGGCCAGGCAGCGACGTTCTGCGGTCTTGCGATCCGCGAACTTCTTGATGGTGGCGTCTGCGTTGTGGGCGTTCCAGAACTGAACCAGTTCCTTGGTGTCTACAGCGGTGATGTCGGCGCGGATGCGGGAGATGAGAGTGGCCATTTTCTGCGTTCCTCTTTCTGGGGTCTTTCGGTTGATCCGGCTTCTTGCCGGGAGTGAGGTCATTATCTATGAGCCTGTCCACACCGTCAACACCTTTTGCAACTTTCTGCAAATAATGCATAGGTGCCGACGGGCGGTAGTCAAACAGACGACGAAATGGCGATGACGAAACCGGCCTCAGCGAAGTACGGCACCACGCCCTTGTAGGCGATGGCAGTCGCGGCCAGCTCCTGGCGCAGAGCCGACGAATTGGCCTTCACCCAGTCCAGGTATGTCACCGCAATATCTTCCTCGGCCTTCTGCCAATCCTGGCCCATGCCGGTGAGCATGAAGCCGAGTTCGATGCTGGAGACGGCGACGGTGATTATCATTGTTGACTGGGCCATGGCTCAGCGCTCCTGGATGGTGATGGCGTAGCCTTCGCTCGCGAGGTGGCGCAAGACGTTGGTTATGGCAGCGCCCTCGATGGAAAGGAAGATGGACTGGTTGAAGCGTTCCAACTTGAAACTCTCCAATGCCTTATCGATGACTGCTCTGGCGAGCAGATACACAGACTCATCGTAATGGCGACCGGTGACGCAGAAATCATTGGCACCAGCAATCTTAGCCTCGATTTTGATGGCCATTACGCAGCCTCCGAGATGTGGACTTCGTATCCGCTCTGGATGAGGTAGACGAAGGGGTTGGCGCCGGATGCCGGCCAGATGGAATCGAGCACATCGCAGAACTCGTCATTGCTCTTGTGCTTGGCAGCCCAGTCTTCGATCTGCTGGGCGAGTTGGCGATTGACCTGGTCTTGCGGGCAAGTCACCTCAAGGATGATTTCTTTATCCGGGAGGACTTTGATGGCGCGCACTTGGAGTATTGGCATGGTTGGATGCTCCTTAGAAGTGAACGACCAGCCTGGCGCGACTGGTCGTTCTGGGCCAGATTAGAACTGCTGGATGAGGATGTCAAAGTCATTGGATGCCAGCCAGTCGATCAAACCGACCATGCTCAGAGCGCGCATCTGGAAAGCATATTCGCTATCCTCAAAGACGGACTTGATCCAATCCTCAACATCCATCTGCAACTTGACGCGGGCACTGGCGATATTGCTGGCGGTGACTTCAAAGTGAACATTGGCCATTTCGGCGTTCTTGGCTACGATCTTGATCATGGCTTTCTGGTCCTTTCAACTTGGTCGGCGCCTCTCGCCTCCCAGTGAGCAGAGTATCGCCTATCTCACAAATGGCAGGCAACAACTATTTCAGCAGAATTATCGGACGGAATGAGGCGCCCCGGATTCCTCCGAGGCGCCTGGCCGTTACTCGTTGGTGATGGTGATGTCGTAGCCGGCATCAGACAGGGTGCCGAGGATGCCGCGATCATCGACCAGGCCCATCAGACAGGTGTACTCGTGGTTGGAGATTTCGACGCTGGCCCACTGGTCAACGATCATGAAGAGGTGAGCTTCAGCGCCGATGAAGTCCGGGCCGCTTGCTTCGAACTCGCGTGACTCTTTGGCGTTCTTGGCGGTGATCTTGATCATCTTTCTGGTCCTTTCTGGTTCCGGTCGGCCTTATTGCCTCCCAGTGAACATAGTATCGCGCTCCCAGGAATGGAAGGCAACATTTATTTCAGCAGAATTGAAAGAAAGTGAGAGGCGCCCGAATCGCTCCGGGCGCCTGGTCGATCATTCCTTGTAGACGTCGATGGCGAGGCTGAAGCCGTCCTCAACCAGCCAGGCCACGGCGCCCATGGCGGTCATCTCATCCAGCATCTCGTCATACGCCTCGTTGTTTGTGCAATTCTCATTGAGGAACTCATCGACAACGTCATACAGGCGCTTGACGACGGCGTGGTAGTCCTGGCCAACGACGTCGAAAACGGCGACGACTTGCGGGTGGGTGCCCTCGGTCATCTTGGAAGCGGTGATTTTGACTGGCATCTTTCTGGTCCTTTCTAGCCTGGAGGCGGGATGCCTTCCAGTGGACATAGTATCGCCTGGTTGAAAATGGAAGTCAAGCGCCCTGGATCAAAAGGACTTGGCCGGATGATATCCGATGCTGAAGGAGTAGCGGAGGTCAAAGAGAAACCCCATCACGCCATCGCGCTCGATGGACTTGACTGCGTGGTCCATGCCCATGTCATCGTACTGGGTCTGCAAATGGCGGAGGGCTTCTAAGCGCAACTGCTCTTCTGCCTCTTTGAGCGTCTGGCCCTCGGCCTTGTAACTGGCAGACGTCTCGTATGGGCCGCGAGCCTCTATGTTTATGTTGAGTTTCATGGCGTTCATTCCGATTGGTTGAAGTGGAGTGAATGGCACCAGACCGCCCGTCCGCCAATCCTTCTAGCATTCCCGGAACGGCCCAGCGCGACTGAAGCCCGATTGCGGCCTGGCGTCAAGTGCCGGCCTCCATACCATGAACGCCCGCATCCGTTTGGGCGATCCGGACACTGGCAGCTATATGCGCCTTGGGTGCCCGCCTCGATGATCGACGGGAAGCGCCTGCCTGATGTCCGACCTAGTCAGTAGCTGGCGCTGACCATCCATGCGTCGCGGTCCTGCTGGTGCCGATTATACCTGGCTGGATGAGGTCCGGATAGCAATCGGAAGGAGGCGCATGGGCGCGCGTTCGGTCTGTTCATCTCGGACATAGTCGCGCGTCGGCGTCCAGTCGACATGTCCACCTGGGCGTTTGATGGTCCATCCCATTGCGTTGCGCTTGTATTCTTGGTTATTAGTCATCGGGCTTCTCCTGGCCACAGAACGCGCTACGCCCGCAGCAATTGCCGAGGGCGTAGGGTAGACCAGGGAAGAGGGACGGAAGTTCTAGGATCGTGTCCTATGGGCTCCTGGGTGGGGCTTTCGGGGCTTTCGGTGGGGTCTCGGGGCGCTCGGTCCTCGGCATCGAGGCGGATGCCGCGAGCGAGTTGCGTCCGATGGTGTTTAGAGATGCCTCATGCCTGACGAACCAGTCAATGGCGTCCGACTCTCTGCCTACGCACAGACGACAAAGGAAGCGAGTGAGATGTCCAGGCAGCAACTGGTCGGCCTCCAGAATCTTGGTCTTCCAGATGGGCTCCAGCCGTACCTGGTAGGCGCACGCAGCACAAGTACACCAGGTGAATATCGGCAGGACCAGACTCACCCGGATGTAGGATCGATCCTCCTTCTGCTTGCGCCTCATTCCGACAACCTCCGCTCCAGCTCAAGAGTCTCGCCCCAGAAGAAAGAACGGAAAATGCCCTGGTTGCTGATGGTGGACGTCATCGTCAAACGAACGACGCAACCGTCCACGTGCTGGACAAACTTCACGACCAGGCGCGGCTCGCCATCGGGACCGCGCAGGACGACGTCGCCGGCCTTGATGAGTTCGACAAGCCTAAAACGCCTTGGATCGGCCTGGATGAAGCTGGTGGCCATCTCAAAAGCTTTGACGGGCTGTCCATCGGCATCGGTCACAACGGACCGATTGGCCGGAACCTGGATGGACGGGGCGCGCGGAGTCGGATGGAAGGATGCAATGGCCTCTGCTTCCGGGTCGTTGCCTTTGGCAGGCTCGCTTCTTTCCAGATGGAGGATGCTGATGACCGAGTTGACGTTGAGTTCGAATTGGCACGGACTCAAATCGTCGGCATTCTTGCCTTTGATCATGATGTTGTTGGTGCCCTTTACCATCTGGGCGCTCTCAACCAGAATCCGAGCCACAGCTTTTGACGTCGCCACTTGGATCAGATTTCCGCGCTGGACATCAGCAGCAAAAGCGCTGATGGCGTTATATTCCTTGGACATCTCAATTCTCCTTGGTAAATGCGGTACGGTCAACGGTGCGCTCGCCAATGACTAGCGTGAACCATTCAGGGTTAATCTTGCTATTGGCTCCCAGCCGGTGCATTGGCTCATACGCCCACTTGCCTTTGGCGTTACGCTTCCAGAGCGCGCCATCGTGGCCAGATAGCGAGAAGTGGGCGCCCTTCTTCCAGCTGGCGCCGGTGAGGTCGCTGAACCCGGCCAACTTGGCCCGGAGGACGATGATGCGCCCGAAGTGGTTGGCGTAGGCATAGAGGTCGGCACACGGCATGTTGAACAAGCCGTCCTGGAAGGCGTTGCGCGCATGGGCGGCAATGCCACGGTCACAGTGGCCGTAGTCGGACATGAACTGCTCCACAACCGCAAACGGATCGGCCTTTAGATAGGCGACGCAGTTGACGAAGTCGTGACGGACGAAGTCGCCATAGTAGTCGCCCAGAGATTTGGTGATGTCCGACTGGATGTTAACATTGGTCTGGATGGCGCTGAATGCCATGGCGCACCTCTTCTTGTTGGAATGGAAAGGCGCCACCTCGCGGCAGCGCCCTGGTCGGTTAGCGGGAGGTCAGGAGCATCCAGTCAGAGGCGCCGAATTTCACCACCTCGTCGGTGTCGGTGGCTTCGTCGTGCATCTCCAGGATGACCTTGGTGCCTTCGCGCTTGACGCTGAGGACTTGGCGAGCGTGCCACTGGCCCTTGGCGCGATAGCGGATTTTGTCGCCGGTGGTGGCTTCCAGAGCGGTGATGCTACGGGCGTTCATGTCCATCTTTGCTTTCCTTTCTTGAGGTGGAGCGGTTGGTTTATGAGGTGATTCTACTTGGACACTGGTGTCCGGGCAAGCAGAATGTTCATCTTTTTTGAAATATTTCTCGCACAACTCTGCGCTGCTAGGAAACCTGAACTTGTCGATGTCCATCGAGGTCCAACCGAACATGCGCCACAACGGCAAACCGAGGTGGCCGCCATTGAATTGATCTTTGAGGCCATTCGTTCTTGGGTCCAGGAACGGCGATGCCGGGTCGCCCAGTCCTTCGAATTTGGTAGGCGCGTCTGCGCGACCAAAGAACAGCATTCGCTGCATCTCCGGCGTGAGTTCGGCAAAGTCCATGCCGAACACTGAACTCGTGGAGCTTCGGCAGCTCGGGTGCGCCGGAGGACGACTGGCACGCTCCGCAGCCTTCTCGCGTTCGCGCCTGGCGATGTACGGCATGATGTCGGTGACCTTCGCCATCACGCGGCCTCCCACACCAGGTTGGCGGAGCGGTCGTGAGCCTCGTTGGATGCCCAGAACACCTTCTTGCCAAGACCATCGATCTTGGAGAAGACGAAGCGGACGCCGTTGGCCTTGGCCCATTTGATGGTAGCGGTCTTGGAGTGTATCATTCTGGGTTGCTCCGGTTTCGTTTCAGGTGAGACAAGTATGCCTGCCCTCCGAATGGAAGGCAAGCAATAGTGTTCACTTATTTGACGATGGGCATCGCCAGAATGGCTTCGCGGAGTTCGATGGCCTGGACCATACGCGCTTCCAGGGCAGCAGCTTGGGCGTCGGTCAGGTAGGAGCGGATGGCGATGGTTTTGCGGGTGTTCCAGACCGGCTTGCCGGTGACCAGGCGGGCGCGGGCGCTTTCTTCGACATCAGCGCCCTTGGCTTCGAACACGGCAGCCAGAATTTCCTTCTCAACGCACTGGAATGCCCACTTGGCCTGGTCCGCAGCCTCTTGACGGTCGGCCTTGGTCTTGAAGGAGCCGGCAGCCGAGTTGGCCTTGGCCAGGTTCATGTAGACTTCGAAGGTGTAGATCATTTCGGCTTACTCTTTCTGGTGGATGTGAGCGAATTATAATGCACATCCACCAGCTCGGCAAGCATCTTAGCTGATCTTTTTGATCCTCACCTCATAGCCGAGTTCCACCAGGTGCTTGGTGAAGGAATCGGAGCTGACGAAGCGCCCACGGATGGCCGAGGCGTCATGCATCCTCTGGTAGAGGTCGCGCAGCGCATAGTATTGCGTATGGCCTTCGCCGTGGCCCATCTCGGTGCCGTTGGCGTTGTATATCTTGACTTGGATTGGCATGGGGTCGGCCTCCTTTGGTGGATTCCTGGTGAGTGGCGCGACGTCCTGGGCGTACCATAGGCCGCGATGGTGCGAGACGGCATGGTATAGCCGAAGCTCCAGCCGGTCGCGGCAATACTCCAGGGCGCGCGGTTTGGGGTTCTTTGGCAGGCGCTCGGCCAGTTCGTACCGGCGGCCGTCCGTCTTGAAGAGCAGCACGAGCGTGTCACGATTGGACACGCTCCAGCGCTTCCTGCCTTGGGAAAGCCAGGGCTTCTCAAACATCCTGTTTGGACTCCTTCAGCCGCTTGAAGTCCGCGAAGGTCAGGACCGCGCAGTGACGTTGGGCTTGCTTCCAGCCAGTCGCCCAGTACTGGCGTTTGGTCGATCCGGCAGGGTACGGATTGGCATCACTCCCATCAAAGAAGGCGTGCCATCCAGCCTTCTTGGCGACGGTTCCGCTCATCAGCGCACCGCCTTGCTCAGACGCACCAGGTCGTCAGCTCGGAAGATGCGGGCCTGCAGGAGCGTGTAGTGCGGGTCACGGAACACCAGCTCAGTGAGGGCGCGCCCTTCGCGCGGGAAGGTGTGGACGTCGACCAGGCGGACGTCGCCCCAGGTTTCGTCGCAGATGACGTCGCCCACTTCAAGCTCGCAAGCTTGGAGGAAGCTGGCGCGGATTTCCACGTGGCACTTCTCATCAAAGCAAAATTCCGAGCGACCAATGAACAGCGACACCTCAGCAGCGCCGTCCGGGCCGGTGTGGAACACTTTCTGTTTGATTGACCGAAACTCGCCATTGCCCATGGCCAGTTCCATAGTCACGCGAACTTCCTTGGCGGTGAAGCGGGTGGTGATCTGGTTCATTATTTGAACTCCTTGGCAAACTTGGCTTTGAGGACAACGAGACGGTGCTTGACGGCCAGCATCGCTTCACCGCGCAGGCCTTCCATCTCGGCATCGCGGATGTCGAAGACGGCGCTGCGGATTTGGTCGTTCAGTTCAGCGCGGCGGGCTTCACGGGCTTCGTAGGTCATTTCAGTCACCATTTCGTTGGAAGTGAGGCTATTATGAACGCCTCACTTCCATTCGGCAACACTTATTTGTGCTTTTGTTGCCGGCCATTTGAGCCGTTGACTTCATCGTCAAACCGCAGCTCACAGAGGGCGTCCAGCTCGGCCTCGGTTTCCACGCGGATGTTTTCGATGGCCTGCTCATACTTCTGGATGGCCAGTTCGATGTCCTTCTTGGCCAGGGCGTCCGGCTTCTTGCTGGAGCTGATGCTGTGGATTTCGTCCGAAAGGTCGAAACCGGCTTTGCCGACACGAAAGTTCATTTGCAGAACGATGGCAGCGATGGCGTTAGCACGTTTGGTGAACTTGATCATGGTGAGTCTCCTTTGCGGCGTTTATGTGTGCCGCGCTTTCTGATGGATTTGCCCCCAAATCACAACTCTTCACTCCAGCGGTCTTTCATTTCCGCTGATCTGATACTAGCCCAGATCAGCGGAGTCGGCAAGGTCCATTGTGCCGAAATTTTGCTTATTGGTTCAGGCTCGCCAGATACTCTTCCAGCCCGGCCTCTTTGATGGCCAGCATCTTGGCGACTTTGATGGAGGCCATCATCTCGGCGCGGATGGCGCGGCCCAGCTCGCCGTCACGACGCTCCGAATAGGGGATATCGTGATACTTGGTGCGCTCGGTGATTGCTTCGCGAGCAGCCTTGACGACTGCCACCAGGCCATCGCGGACGTCCAGGTCAACGACTTCGAAGGTGGAGCACGTGCCTTTTGCCTTCTCGTGGGCCAGCACCTGGTCAACCTCTTTGCGGGCCATGTCGCGGACGCTGCCGGTGGTCCAGTGGCCGGAAACCATGTCCTTGGAGTACACGCCGCCTTGAGGGGAGGTCATCACTACAGCGAAACGGGTCTTGGTGGTGGTGATCATTTTCTTTCTCCGGGGCTTTCTGGTGGAAGTGAGGCTAGTATGCCGAAGCTCAGAATGGACGGCAACAATTATTTCACCTGAATGTTTATGAAGCCGACGAAAGGCAACATAGAACGTGGTGCGCCAGCCAGGTATACTCCGGCCAAAGCCTTATAGTTTGGAAGCCTCAATGTTCCAATTGAACCCGTTCCTCAAACAGTTCTGGCGCACTAAAAGCCGGTACAAAGTCCTCTATGGAGGCCGCGCCAGCTCCAAGTCTCACGACGCGGCTGGCATCGCCGTCTACCTGGCCGCCAACTTCACTTTGAAGTTTCTTTGTGCTCGCCAGTTCCAGAACCGTATCAGCGAATCTGTGTACACTCTGATCAAGGACAAGATCGAAAATTCAGAGTATCGTGGCGAGTTCCACATCACCAAAAACTCGATTATCCACAAGCGGACGCGCAGCGAATTCCTTTTCTACGGTATTGCCAGGAACCTATCTGAGATTAAATCGACGGAAGGCGTCGACGTCCTCTGGCTGGAAGAGGCGCACTATCTTACCAAAGAGCAGTGGGAGGTGATTGAGCCGACAATCCGTAAAGAGGGGTCGGAAATCTGGATCATCTTCAACCCGAATGAAATGGCAGACTTCGTCTACCAGCGCTTTGTGGTCGCGCCTCCACCAAACACCGTCGTGAAGATGATCAACTGGAACGCAAACCCGTTCCTCAGCGAGACGATGCTGGATGTTATCCGTCACGCGTACATCGAAAACGACGAAGACGCACAGCACATCTACGGCGGCCAGCCAAAGACGGGTGGCGACCTATCCGTCATCAACCTCAAGTTCATCCTGGCTTCGCTGGATGCCCACATCAAGCTGGGCTGGGAGCCTGCCGGGCAGAAGCGTATCGGCTTCGACGTCGCGGACGATGGCCGAGACAAGAACGCCACCACCTATGCCCACGGCAACGTGCTTATGGAGGTCGATGAGTGGGCCGGCTTGGAGGATAAGTTGCTGCAGTCGTCGTCTCGCGTCTGGAACCTGGCCCGCGAGAAGGGTGCCAGCGTGACCTATGACTCTATTGGCGTCGGCGCCCACGTCGGGTCGAAGTTCTCGGAGTTGAACGATGAGCATGGATCCAAGTTCAAGCTTCCGTATGACCCATTCAACGCTGGCGGAGCGGTTATGGACCCGGATGCGATATTTATGAAGCTTCCGCACACCGAAATCACCAACAAAGACTATTTCTCGAACATCAAGGCGCAGATGTGGGTGGACGTCGCAACCCGGTTCCGCAAGACCTATGAGATGATCGAGCACGGCAAGGTCTATCCGTTTGATGAACTGATATCCATCAACACCGCGACGATTCCGAAGGACAAGCTGAACCAGCTCTGCCTGGAACTCGCGGCGCCTCGCAAAGACCTGGACAAGAACGGTCGCTACAAGGTCGAATCCAAGGACGATATGCGCGACAAGCGCGGCATCCAGTCACCGAACATCGCAGACTCCGCCATCATGGCGCTGGTCAAGCCGAAGCGGAAACCTGCTGGGTTCTTCGACTTCTAAATGGAAAGCCCCGGACGATGCCGGGGCTTTCTTCTACCAGGGCTGGCGCTTAGTGCTTGGTCACGTCGGATGGCGCGTCGGACGGCGCGGGTGCTGGTGCCGCTTCCTGGGCCGGAACTAGCGCCGCCATGTTGAAGCCCTTGCCCATGTCCAGGATTTTTCCGATGGTCTGTTTGAGTGCGCAGGACGGGCAGCCGCACTGGAATCCTTCGACTTGCTTGACCTCTTCGACCAGGGCCACCACGACGTCGCCATCATCGTCCTTGTCGATGATGTAGCGTGCCTCTGGATCGTTGATGCCGGCTGCCGTGCGAATCTCATCCCAGACCTCCTGGTGCTCGGCTGATTGCTTCGCCAGAAGCTCCTTGCGTTGCTGGTTGTGGGCTTCCAGCTCGGCATTGTGGCGAGTCCCCACGGCCTCCAACTTGGCGAAAATATCGCCGGAGATGACGACTGCGGAAGGGCACGCTTTGATGGTCTTGTACATGCAGAAAACTCCTAGTTTTCTTTGTGGTTGAGGTAGTGGAACAGGAACAAGCCGCACACCAGGCCGGCAAAGCAAATCAAAACACCAACTCCGATGCCGCGAACGAACTCGGCTTGGGCTTTGAAGTGGAAATACAGGTGCTGGGCGCGAATCTCGCGGACTTGCGCGGCGGTATACGTCGCCTGGCCAGCGTATTGGCCCGGTTTGGCCACAGAAGACCCATCGACTGGCGGAATAGGGACTAAGGCCTGGTCCGATACCTTGGACCATCCTGGGGCGCCCTGGCCCACCGGGCGCTCGGCAGCCAGCAGGCCGTTATCGTGCAGCGCGACGACTATGCCAATCGCCACAACCAGGATGACTTGGACGACCCGGAGGCGCCATTTATCGGTTCTTTGGCGCTGGCGGTCCAGCGCGGTTTCCAGGTCCAGCAAATCATTCTCCAGCTTCTTGATGTAGTCCTCGCGAGAAATTGCGCGGGTGATGTCCTCCGGGCGACGGGCGCCAGGAGTGTCGATGAATCCCTTGTATCGCATTATCAATCCTCGATGGAGCGAATGATTTCAACTTTGTGGCCGGCAACTACGCCAGCATTGAAGGCGTCGGCATCTTCCAGGCTGGCGACGGTCGGCAACTTGCCTTTCTTGTACTGGATATCACCGAAGCGCTCGGCAACCGCCTTCTCTTTGGCGACGATCAGCGCGGTTCCGGTGGAGCCGGCCTGGCTGGTCAGCGCCTCGCGCTCTTTGGTCATGGCGCGCAGACGGCGGGTGATGGTGTCGATTGCTGCGTGCTTGAACTGGCCGCCAAGGCGGACGTTGTACTTGGGAAGGCCCAGGCCGTCCATGTACTCTTTGCAGAGCTTGTTGATGGCCGCTTCCAGCGAGTTGTACATTTGGACGCACATCTCAACGTCTGACTGATAGCCACGGAACTGCATGGCCTTGCCCATCTTCTTGCGGTCACCGACCTTCTTCTTGAAGTCCACGACGCCCCAGTCAAAGACGGCCTGGCAGTCATTGTACTTGGCGATGGCGCAGCCAAAGAAGCTGAGGTAGAGCGGGAAGGCAGCGAAGTGGCGGGTGGCGTTCATGGACAGGAACTCTTCGATGAACCCGGCCTGGCAATCCATCGCGTCCAGCTGATACTTGTCCATCAGCTTGCGAGCACGCGAGGCAGCGATGGCGGCCTCATTCGGGCTGGACGAATCTTCCGCCATAGCGAGCAACTTGGCGATGCGATCCTTGATTTTCTGCAGGTCGGTAGTGTCGTTCATCTTTCTATCCTCTTTCTGGGGAGTTCGTTTCAGATGGCGCCATTATCCGCCACCTGAAACCCAAAGTAAACCCCTTTTTGGAAATATTATCGAACGCTGAACATACGTCCACCGATGACGTCCAAAACATACTCCCACAACGCCTCCTCCGGGAGTTGGAAGCGGTCGAAGTGCGCATCAGGCGTCACGCCAACGGCGCAGTATGAGGTGGCGCCGCGACTGAATTCGGCGGTCTTGGTCATGATCGTGGCAGCTTTCCCGTCCTGGCAGACCGGCATGGACGTGTGAAGTTCATACGGCTTGATTTCGTAGCGGTCGCCTGGGTTTATCCACTTGTTTGCGCGGTGCGCCTTGTATTCGGCGATGCTGACCCAACCACTGCGATCCCACGGACGCCCTCCGCCAGCCATCCTAGGACCTTCGTGGCGATATGCTGCGTGAGTCGCGTAGCGCTCTGACTCCTTCGGCTCTGCCTTGTACATGGTGCTATTGAGGATTCCGACCAACACCTGGCTGGTGAAGCCAAACCGATGGTCGTGGATGGCAGAATCCTTGAAGCATGCCCGGCGCGGCAAGTCCGGGTGCCAAACGTGCATACGCTGGTTGCCGTCCAGCTGGACCTGGATGAATCCGAGGCCGTGGAGGGATATCTTGGACTTCATTTTATCATCGATAGTGGACATTGTTCAATCACCCTGGACGGTCTGGACCTTCACCAGAAGATCGGCGCTGACGCGCTCGACTTCGCAGTCATCGGCACGCCAAACACGCCCGGTCTGGAGGTTCGTGATCCAATAGCCGTGCTCCGGTCCCTCATTGATGTCCAAAGAGGCACATGAAGAGCGAATGGCAACATCAGCACGCATACATGCCATGCCTTCGCGCAGGAAGAGTTGGCCGCGCTTCAACTCGGATATCCTAGCCGCGTTCGGACGGACGCCGATGAATTGGACTTTCAACTCGGATGCCGACTTGATGGCGCGCGGCTGTCTTTCGTGTCGCATTTTCACCTCAAACACTCGATGTAGATTAGCAGGGAAAGGATGGCGCCGCTATACAGCAGCGCCGTGCACAACATGGCCTTTGCGATGAGGCTGAGCACCCCATCACCCAAAGAACTTGGAACGGCAGATGGGGCCGATGCCGAGGCGCACCGACTCCTCATTGGAAAGCTCGCGGCCACAGCAGGAGCAGGTGCCGGTCAGGTTTCCGTAGGCCACAGCGGAGGCCAGGGAATCCTTGAACATCTCGATGATGCTGGCACGCTGCTCCGGGGTGCAGTCACGGCCATGGAGGAATTTGCCGTTGGTGATCTTGCCCATGTACTCGCCATCGGTCGACTTGACGTAAAGCGAGCCGGCGTTGACGCTGTGGGCCACGGCCTCGTACACTACGATGGTGAATTCATCCTTGCCGGCCAGGCGCACCTTCGGCTTGCCGAGGCCGTTGGCTTTGGCGGTACGGATGGCCCGCTCAATGCTCTCAGTCTCCAGGACCGGTGCATCAGCTACGGCCTGGGCGCGCTCGGCTTGGCGCTGCTTGCCCTTCTCGATGGTGCGGAGGGCTGCCGCGTGTTGGCCTTCGGTCAGTTTGCCGTAGCGGAAGCAAGCCGCGCGCAGCGACTGGGAGAACTCCCAGGTGTTCTCACGCCACCAGGCAGCAATCTCCGGATTTTCGGCTTCGAACTGGTCAAAGGCGATTTGGCGCTGGCGCAGCTCTTCGTCGGCCTTTGCCAATTTGCGCTCAGCGGCCTTGCCGCGAGCTTTGGCGCGCTGTTCGGCGCTGGTTTTGAACTCTTTGTAGCCGGCGCCACCGCACTCAAAGCACTGGTTGCCATGGGTGGACGGGTGGAAGTATTTCCCGGACCCGCCACACTTTTGGCACTTCTCGCGGAACAACTTGACCTCTTGAGCAGCGGTCTTGCGAGTGTGGCGAGCGCCCATGGATGCTTCCTCCACGGTGTCCGGCTTGCCGGTCGTGGTGGAGATGTCGTTGAAATCGTTGCCGAGGTCATCGAAGCCGGTGAAGGTGTTCTTGGCTGCGTTCATGGTGGCGCTCCTTTTTGGGATTTCGCGTTAGGTGAGGCAAGTATGCGCCACCTTTTCCATCTCGGCAACAACTATCTGCTATAGGTCAATCAAAAGTTCACTGATGGTGGACTTGTCCTGGGCCGAGATGTCATCATCGTGTATCGTCATGTAGGTGAGGAGGGTCAAGGCCAGGGCCTTGGCGATGTCGCCCTGGGCGACGCCGTGAAACTCCTTCATACGGACGGCGTTTGTCAGGGATTCGACCACCGATGCCATGTCTTTCATTTTCGGTCCTTAGAATGGGAAATCGTCGTGGACAGGTGACAACTCAAAGGCCGGCGCCAATTTGCCGTCCTGGTCGCGCTTGCAGCCAGCAGAGCCGGCCCGGTGGGGATATTCACGGCAATCCAAATCGCACACGTGCTCTCGTTTGACGGCATAGAAATTCCTCCAGCCGCACCGGGTGCACTTCGGGTCCGCCTGGACGTCACGGAAGCGGTGGCGCTTTCCGCAACGTCCACAACGAACGGTAGGCCAGTGAAACATCAACCTCGGAGCGCCCCATGGCCACCGTTGTAGCGCTCCGGGTTGAATCGGCCAAGGATGTAGTCCGGGCGCCGGGAATCCGGCTGCGGGCACGCGGCAATTATGCGCCAGCCTTCATCGATCTTGCCTTGCAGGAGGTCGGTACACGCATCCTCCAGCAGCAGAGTTTCGTTGTAGGTGGCAAGGGCCTGGCCAGGCATGTGAACTTCGCAGCGCTCGTTGAAGTGCGACTCAAAAGGGGATGACATCGTCATCTGCTGCTCGAATCTTTGGGCCGCTACTTCGAAAGGGCGCGCAATTGCCGGCGCGGAAAGGTCCATGGAGCTGATGATGGCATCCGGCGGGTGTCCGGCCAACCAGAGGTCGACCAACTGGGAGTCCGTCACCAGGACTTGCGGCTGGTGCTTTTGACCGCCTTGGTAGGATATGCCCATTTGCTCCAGCAGTTTCAGGCGCTCTTCTTGCTTGACTTCCGATTCTGCGCCATACATCCATTGGAGTTGTATGAGGTTAACGCGAGTCTTCCCTTGCATCTCTTTCTGTTCCTTTCTGATTGATGTTCAAATGATGCCGTGCATGTAGTCCAACGTCTTGATGAGGTCGTCGTCCTGCTTGCCGCGAGACGCTATCTTAAGCGTTTCTGAGGCACCGTGGCAACCTCCTTCTATGGACAGAGATGAGATGAAGCCTGCGGACACAACAGAAGTTAGAACGGCGCCAGGACGTCGCTCATCGATGTGAGTGCTGCGAATTGCAGCGGCCAAGTCCGTGGCGACGTCCGCATGAACAAGCTCATTTGGGAATATGAAGGGTAGCTCCCGTATAAACTCGCCATTGTCGTTGACGGTCTTGACTTGAAGGACTATGTATTTCACTTTTGAACGCTCCCGTAACGCTGGATGCACGGAAATTGGCAAGACGGCTCCAGTCGCGGCGCCGGGCGATAGACCTCCCAGTATACCGGACACTGAGCGGTGGAATCCTCGTGAACCTCTCCGGCGACTAGGGCGCCAAATAGCGCGCTAGATGTCGACAACATAAGGACTTGGTACCAGGACTTCAACGGTCGGCGCATGACCACTCAATCCGCTTGGATCCGCTGAAATATCGATACTGTCCGAAGTAGATGCCGCCCAGCTTGCCGCGAGCCATGATGACTCCGGTTGCAGGAACAGCAGTCTCCCACCCATCGGCCTTCGGGTGGTCGGTGAACGGCGTAGAGTATGCCATTCCGCCAGAAGGCGACAGCGCGAAGAACTCGTGGCCACGGTCCAGGATGAACACGCGCTGTGCACCAACCATCCGCTCTTCAATCTGGCCATCGCCGTCCGAGCCTGACAGGACAAATACGCGCTCGTTGCAGGCCAGCAAGATGGCCTCTGCGCCCTTCTGGTCGGTGACGTCACTCAGGTACGTGCCGTGGATCGTCAGAACTTGGAGGCGGTCGCGATTGCCATCGGCCATCGCCACAGAACTCGCGGCGATGGCCAGGAACAACGCTTTGGCGCTTAGGTTGATCACCAAGAGTCTCCCTTTGACGGACGGTAAACCGGCACACAGTCGACATCAGCCGCGTTGATGCTGGGGAGATGAGACGGCAGGTCGGCGCGGCAACCATACTCTGTCTGGTAGACTTTGTCCACCTCCTGCTTGATGACACAATCGTCGGACCCAGGGAAGACGCAAACGATACTGGCTATGATGTAGCCAACAAGCACTCCGTCCATTTCTTCGACTCCTTTGTTGAGGTGAGATAAGCATAACGCCAAAGGTCGCAGCCGGCAAGCTATTCAGCCAGACCTTTGATATCCTTCCCCATCAGCCAGATGGGCGCGTCTTTGTGATCACCTTGGACGAAGTACAGCACCGAGTCACTGGAGTCCAAAGCCGTAAATTCAACCTCCAGGACTATCCCGATTCCCTCAACGATTCCGTCTTTGTACACCACGCTGTCGTTGACGTCATAACGGTCTTTCTTTCGGAGATTCACCGGAGCCTCTTGGTCATTGACCATCCAACTCTCGACGGACGCGCCAGGATAACTAGCGGCCAGCTCATTGGCCTTGTTGTCATCCTCAAAAACACCGATGACGCCTGTTCCATCCGTTACTATGTGGACAATAGGTGAAAGTTCTTTCATTTTGAAGTTCTCCTGTATTAACTCACACGCATTATATGTGCATATTGGCAATGTGACCTTAACAGTAATGTGATTGCCCTGTGTGGAGGTCACACAATATACTAGCCACAAGTCTCAGCCCAATAAACATGGAACCAAACATGTTCAGATTCCAGTGGCCTTTTAAGTCGGTCAAGAATAATGGCGCCGAAGAACTTCGGCAAGTAAAAGAGCAATTTGCGCCTCAGTATGACGCCCTTGACCCACTAAGCCGTCTGGGAAAAGTTCGCGGCTGGGATGTCACCGAGAAAGAGCCGTTCAAGCTCGCGACGGTGGATGACTTCCTGGAGAGCAAGTTGATGCCTGTCGGCGTTATGGACGGCGCCCTGGCAAAGAGCGCGATGGACGATGGCGACGGCACCATGCCGGCTGCCAAGGCCGCGAACGGCGCCGGCAACTATACGGTGCCGGAGCAACTTCAGAACTGGTACAATTCCCAGAGCTTCATCGGCTATCAGTCTTGCGCGATCATCGCCCAGCACTGGCTGGTGGACAAGGCTTGTTCCATGGCCGGCGAGGATGCCCTGCGGAACGGCTGGGAAGTAAAGACCGATGGCGTTAAGATCACCGATGAACAGAAGGCGGTTATTGCCGATCTGGACATCAAGTTCAAGATCAAAGAAAACTTGGCCGAGTTCAACCGGTTCAAGAACATCTTTGGCATCCGAATCGCCCTGTTTGAAGTTGAGTCCGATGACAAAGACTACTACAGCAAGCCGTTCAACATCGATGGCGTGATCGAAGGCTCATACAAGGGCGTTTCCCAGGTAGACCCGTACTGGATGATGCCGATGTTGACGAACGCATCGACCGCCGATCCGTCTGCCAAGGACTTCTATGAGCCGGACTATTGGATCATCAGCGGCAAGAAGTATCACCGCAGCCACCTGATCATCGCTCGCGGCCCGCAGCCAGCGGACATCCTCAAGCCAACATACATATTCGGCGGAATCCCGCTGACCCAGCGCATCTATGAGCGTGTGTATGCTGCCGAACGGACGGCCAACGAGGCGCCGCTGCTGGCAACCAACAAGCGGACCACGGCCATTCACGTGGACGTCGAAAAGGCCCTGGTCAACGAGGAGAGTTTTGTCAAACGCCTCCTGTTCTGGGTCAAATACCGGGACAACCATGCCGTCAAAGTTCTTGGCAAAGAAGAGTCCATGGAACAATTCGACACCAACTTGTCGGATTTCGACTCGGTCATCATGAACCAATACCAACTTGTCGCGGCCATTGCCAAGACTCCGGCCACCAAGTTGCTTGGAACTTCGCCAAAGGGATTCAATGCCACCGGCGAGTTTGAGATGGTATCCTATCACGAGGAACTGGAGTCCATCCAGGAGCATGTTTATGACCCGCTACTGGACCGCCACTACCAGCTGGCGTGCAAATCTCTCAACTTCAGCGCCCAACTGAAAGTTGTATGGAACTCGGTGGACTCCTGCACCAGCCAGCAGTTGGCCGACCTCAACGCGAAGAAGGCCGAGACTGATGAGCGCAACGTCAATATGGGCGCGATTTCTCCTGACGAAGTTCGCCAGCGTCTGCGCGATGATCCGCGTTCCGGATACAATCGCCTGACTGACGATGAGGCCGAGATGGAACCTGGCATGTCGCCGGAGAACCTGGCCGAATTGGAGAAGGCCGGCAGCGAGGCGGGCGAAGCCGAGGCCGCGCGCACGGCTTCGGCGCTTGGCGCGACCCCTCCGACCGCCCCGACAACGCCTAAGCCCCAGGCAGCGCCCATCCCGGCGCCCAAAGCCAAGGAGGATGCTGAGCCGGCGCCGACCAAGGCCGACGAAATCCGGAACCTGCTGGCCTCGCTGGTGTCGAAGCTGGACGACCTGGCCGACGCGACCATGGCCGAAGGCGTCGACCTTCAGCACGACGATGCGCCAGGCCTCCAGCGAACCACCAAGCCGAGTGTGAAAGGCATGGAGCCTAGCGTGTATGGACAGGCCAGACTGGTTGGCGAGAAAGACCACTCCAATCTCCACCGCATTAAGATGGACGGCATCGTGTCTCTAATCGAGAACCCGCGCGGAAGCATCAGACAAGGCAAAGACGGCTCGTGGCGCGTCAAGATGCCTCACCATTATGGCTTCATCAAAGGGACCAAAGGCGCGGACGGCGATGAGGTTGACTGCTTCATAGGTCCTAACTTGAAGTCCAAGCGTGTTTTCGTGGTCAACCAGGTCGGCAAAACCGGCCAGTTTGACGAGCACAAGTGTATGCTGGGCTTCGACTCCGAAACCGACGCACGCAAAGGCTATCTTGGCAGCTTCTCGCCAGGCTGGGACGGCCTCAGCTCAATCCACGAAATCCACCTGAATGACTTCCGGAAGTGGCTGGCGAAAGGCGACACTAGCAAACCGTTCGGGGCCATCCGCTGATGGCCTTCGTGGCGCGCAAAACTCGCGAGCGACGGGCGCCGATGCCCGTTGGTCGCGGCAAGCCCATTGTGCCAAACGCAGCAATCGAGGCCTGGTATCGCCAGCAGATGAACGCCATGGCAAAGGCCATGATTGCCGACTACCGGAAAGAGCTCGGATCGGTGATGGCCTCGCCCAGCGTCCGCAAGTTTTATGGCAAGGACGAATCGCCAAGCTCAGCCTTCACGCGCACTCTGAATAGCCTTCGGCAACGCTGGCGTAGCATGTTCGAAGGATTCGCCATCAAGCTGGCGCCGGAGTTCACCGGAAAGGTCGATGCTGCGGCGACATCCTCCACCCTCAACAGCCTTTCCGTGGCCGGCCTGGATCAGCCGCGTGCGACCTATAACGAGTCCATTCAGAATACCCTCAAGGCCGCGACTGAATTCAACCACACGCTGATAACGAACATCAGCCAAGAAGTGCACGAAAAGATTTACAGTGCCATCATGCTTTCCCTAACTTCTCCCAATCCGGAGGAGCAAGGGACTGCAGGCATTACGAATGCCTTGCGCGACGTCGGGGAGTTCTCCGAGAAGCGCATCAAGCTCATCGCCAAAGACCAGACCAGCAAGTTGTACAGCTCTGTCAGCGATGAGCGAATGGGGCAAAATGGCGTTGAAGAGTTTGAATGGATGCACTCTTCTGCAGGGAAAGTTCCACGGCACACCCACGTGGAGAAAAATGGACAAATATTCAAACTCAATGACCCACGGCTGTGGCAGGGACCGAAGGCCGACCAGGGACCGCCAGGGTGGGCGATCAACTGCCGGTGTCGCAAGATTCCGGTCATCAGATAACTTCGCGGTCTGCTTTGGCGTTGTGACGCGATACCAACGTGGAGACACCGAGATGAATACCGAATCGACGCGGGAAAGAAAGTGGTGGCTGGAGTTCTCCGCTGCTTTTGCGGATTGCAAACGTGGCCGCTTCCTTAACCCGAAACTTGCCGCTGTGGACTTAGTGGTCTGCTTGGCATTCGTTGTGACGTTGTTCTAGTGTTAAGAGTTATCGGATAACTTCCAAGGAGGTTATCCGATAATTTATCCGATAAGTTTGCACACCTAGTGCCGCGTGCGTTTGCTGGGAAGTTATCGGATAATCGGATAGAGTTGCAATTTTCGCAAGCTTTACGGAAATATATAAGACTCTTCCATTTAGTGTACTATTCCTGAAATATTTCTCCTAACGTATTCAAATGCAATATCTATCCGATTATCCGGGAAGTATTAGCGATTGAATCGCAGACCCCTTGCGGCAGTAAGGACGCACACAACTCCAGACCCATCGCATGGACTTCCCGGATAGATTGCGGCAAATTATCCGATAACTTCGCCACTCTTCCCGTCCAATACACGACGCACGGCCATGCCCCTCTATATTACACTTGCCCTCACACTTGGCGCGGCGGTATAATGCCAACCATCTTTCGTATTATCTGAATAACACCGATGCCAAGATCAGCGCGAAGAATCGACGAAAATGGGTACATGACAGTGCGTGCATGTCCAATATCGTCTTTTGGCATATTCGATTATTCGGCAGGCCAACTTGGCTTGCCTGGTGATCCGAATCGCATAGTCAAAGTCTTCCGCCCGGAGTCTGCCGTCAGCAGCCTTGAGGCCATCGAGTCGTTCAAAGATATCCCTCTCATCAATGACCATGAAATGCTTTCCGGGTTCGATGGTGATGACGAGAACACCGCCCCGGAAGACTACGGCATTGACGGTGTAATGACCGGCAATGTGTACTATGAGGCGCCGTGGATGCGCGGCGACCTCAAGGTGTTCAGTCGTTCGATGCAGCAGGCCCTTCGCAAAGGCAAAAAATGCCTTTCCCTTGGGTATGATTGCGACTTCGAAGAGGCCCCAGGCACTTGGCAAGGGCAAGCCTATGAGCTGGTCCAAGTCAACATGCGCGGAAACCACATTGCACTCGTTGATGACGGGCGCGTGCCGGGCGCGCGAGTGCTCGATGGTCGTTGCTTCGACCACATGAGCTTCACCTTCAAACCATCCGATGAGGACGACACCATGCCGAAAGGTATCAAGGCGATGGACAAAGCGGCTCGTGATTCTGCCGTGGACGACCTTCGCAAGCTGATCCCGGCCCTCACTTCCGCCATGGAAAAATTCCTGGCTGAAGAGGCCCAAGAACCGCAGCACGAAGGTGGCGAACAACCCGCTGCCGACCCCGCTGCCGACCCCGCTGCCAAGCCGGAAGAGGGCACCCCGGAGGCCATCGCCCAGCCGGAGCAGGACGTTGATCCCGCTGCCGAACCCGCTGCCGAGGGCAACAGCCTGGAAGAGCTGATTGGCGCCGCTCGCGACCTGCTGGCCCGTCTGGAGGCCGCAGCTGGCGGCGAGCAACCGCAACCGGAAAGCGAGGCACCGGCACAGGATGAAGTCGAAGCCAACGAGGTCAAAGACACCGTTGAGGGCCTCCAAGCTCAAGACCCGGTTGAGGGCGCCCAAGTCGCCACCGACGAAGACCCCATGGCCGCTGCCGTCGACAACGAAGACCCTGCCGTCCCAGCCCAAAAGGCTCAAGACGCTGCGCTTCGCCATTTCTACGCTGATGCTGCTGCTAAGGATAGCCTCTACAAGCGTGTTAGTCCCCTGGTTGGTGCATTTGATCACCGAGCTATGGACGCGCGTGCGGTCAGCGTTTACGGCGTGAAGAAACTCGGCATCAAGTGTGCCGATGGCCAAGAAATGGTCGTTCTCGATGCCTACCTGTCGGGCATCGAAATGGCAAACAAGGCAGCCAAAACTGCTCCGCAAAAACGTGCCCAGGATGCCGCTCCGAAGTGCGATGAACTGGAAGACTACCTGAAGGGGAGTATTTAACTATGTTCCAGAAAACCGT